TTCTAAAGCGGTAGAATATGATTGTGTATACATTTGCAGCATTTCTGCTGGTCCCTTTAAATACTTAAAGGCTTCAATAAGACAACCATACAATAATAAAGTAGGTGTGTTATTACTTAACCAAGTGCTATTAGTAGCAACGCTAAGTCTGTCAGGTAATTTAGACATACTCATTTCAACTGTGTAAGCAGCATCTGGTGTTGGAACTACATATACAGTATTATCGTCCCATTGTGAATAATATTTTGGTTTTTCTGTTACTGCTCTATCTGGCCAATATTCATTCATAAAACTTACATCTTTTCGTTCTAAAAATGTTCTATCACCTGTGCCTCCAGGAGAATAAATCATCATACTATTTATGGTTGTAAATATTTCTGGAGTTGGACCAGCTCCACCTGGTAAACTTAAGAAAGCATTACTAGTTGTAAAGTTAGCAAATTGATGGGAAACAAAAGCTGGTATATTAAGCTCTCTTAATATTCTATTTTCTGTATGTTCTATAAAATCATTAATAATAGTATCTGTTAAAACATTAGAATCTGTTTCTGTATACTCTCTAACTTGTGTAACTAATTCAGTGTATGTTGTCATTATGCTTTAGTATTTACTGGTCCAGCTGCAGGAGGAACTGTTCCTCCACTTACTTCTGAAACCGTTGGAGTATAAGCTGCGTTTAAAATAAACGAATAATTATTAGTGTCAATAACTGTTATTATGTATGATCCAAAAACAGGTGAACCTACAGCATGTGCTCTAGCTGAAGTTGGATTATAAGTAATTTCGTATGAAGGAGCAGAAGTACCACGTGTTAATCCTGATAAAGTATTAGTCGTTGTATTATTAGCTGTGTATTTTACTGTTTCATTTAGTGTTTCTAATGGCACAGTATTATTTGTTGCTAGTTCATTAAGAACAATAAAACCTTCTGACGGAAAAGCTGATGTATCATCTAAAACAATTTCTGTAGAATCAGCAGTTAAAGCTGTTAGTAATGTTGCACTTAATTCGTACACAGTATTATTAATGCCACCTACTATTTGTATTAAGTCTCTAAACCTTACATAGTCGTTAGTAGATCTATCATGGTTAGGTTCATTAACAATTATAGTTGTTGAACCTGCACCTATGGTAAAAGGATTAATAGGTAATAAATTAGCTACAGGAAAAGGTGTTCTTGCTACACGCGCAAATTGCAAAGCTTGTGGATCTGGTCTGTGCCTATGTGGTTTAAGTTGAGGGGCTTTCTTTTCCCACTCACTTGTATGCACTTTAGCGCCATTCCATTCTGTTACCATTTCTGTGTAAGGAAATCTTAATCCACTACGGTCAGAAATAAATAATGCGTATTTTCCTCTAGCGTATGACATTTAAATCCAAGTATATTTTCCACCTTTTTTAGCAGCACCCATTCCTTGAGCAGTGCCACTTATATTTCCTTCAGCACATTTAAATGGTGTACCTCCAGATTCTTTTCCCATGCTAGATGGCGCATTACCTTTAGTAGTAACTGCTCCAGCTTTTACAGGTGTAGGTGCATCATTTTGACCTCTGCCATAATGACCTATTTTTTTACTAGAAGCTTCTCTAGTATTAGTTGTTTGTGTGTTATATATTCTGTTACTCATTTGTCCTCCTTTTGACATTCGCAGTTACCACAAGTACATTGTCCACCGCAGCACGAACCACCGTTACTACAATGACATTCATGGTCACAATTTTTACAAATCATATTATCTCCTATGGTATGTATGCTTGTGCAGGATTAACTTGGAAAGCTACTCTTTCGCGGTCAGTATCAGCTGCACGTTCAAATTCTTCGTCGTATATTTGTTTTAATAATGGCACCATGTTAGGTGCACGTTTAATCGCAATATAGTATGCTAATCCAGCAGTTAAACAAGGTATAAAATTAAAAGGTACATCTAAATCATTAGTATAAACACCTGCATCTTGCACTCTTCTTATATAAAAATATTTAAATTTATAAGCTATGTTAGGGCTTGGGTATAAAAACAGTGTCATATCAAATTGTGGTCTTCCACTGTTACTACTTCCGTTAGTAATAACTTGACCAGGTATCATACAAAACTGTGTAGGTCTTGCATCTCCTGCAGAATTTTGTTCTTTACGAGAAAGATTCATGTAATCTGTTTGTGAAATTTTAGTAATTGTTACATCAGTTGTTTGACTGTCACCTTCTAAATTACCTGTTCCTTCTGCTGTAGTAGTCACAGTAGCATCTAGAATATCTAAAACATCTACTGGTATACCATAATAATTTTGACCTGGCACCATTGTTAAAAAATTATAATCAATAGTCCATAAGTTTAATCCACGGTTTGACCATTCACTTAACATAATATTAAGTGAACGTCTTGCCGTTTTTAAATCATAACCACCAAGAACCTCGAGTCCACATCTTTCAAATGCTTCTTCAATAGCTTCTTCTACATTTAACTTAAAATTATATGTATTAGAATATGTCATTTATTACCCATCATAAAAAATAGTTACAGATGTTGCTGAATTTGCAGGAATTGAAAGAAAAGCTCCTGAATCAAATAATATTCCATCATCTGGAATATAAGGATCCATTTCATAAGCTGAAGCTGCAGTTGGAATAGTAAACAAACTAGGTCCAGTGCTTGATCCATTTCTAATTTCCAATGAAACAGCACCACCTGCTGCTGAAATTCCTATTAAACCTCTTACTCTTGTTCTGCTACCAAATATTGGTCCTACAGTTCCTGCTACAGTAGCTGCCCAACCTAATGAACACGCTGATACAGCAGCATCAACAGTTACAGAAGTGCAAGAAAAGAAAGTAGTTACAGATGGTTTTGTAGTTGCGTTTGGTCCTGAAATAGTTTCTGTGATAACAGCTCCATTAACATCAGTGCCAGTAATGGTAAAATTAATTGTACTAAGGTTAGCACCACTTACCATGTTTACTTTTGCACCAAGTCCTGAACCGTCATTATGTGCTCCAGGAGCACCTTGAATTAAAGTAAAAGAACCGTTTGCTTGAACCGCTTGACTGGCTGCTACTGACGTAGTAGTCGCAGTTTTTGTTGCTCCAAAAAACTTGGCTTTTACTCCGGATACATTACCCATTTTTATTCTCCTTTTTGTTAACGGGTGGGGATTTTACTCCCCACCCTGATTAATTAGTTGCTGTTCCAAGGGCTGAATGGAAGCGCTTCGTTTGCTCCAGTCTGACCATTGTTAGCAAATTGAGAATACTCTACAACTGTTGTCCAGTCGCCTGCTGTAGCTGTCGCTGCACCACCACCAGTAAATACTGAACCGTAAAATAAAACGAGTCCTGCATCTGTTTGGTTAAAGTTAGCGCCTGCTACTCCAGCTGCTGCTGCCTGTTGTACAAATCTCCAGTTAGTTTTTTGAACTGTAGATAAAGGTATAGGTGAATTCCAGTTAGCTGCGGCTGCGCCTGCAACCATGCCTGTACCAAGAATTGGTGAAACACCACCACCGGCTGCTAAAGTGCTACCTGCGTACATTCCGCCTGCTGCTCCTAAAACACCTGTAGCTGCATCTGCCATAGTTCCAATAGCGAAGAAATCTCCGTTTGTTGTTGCACCGGCACTGTTACCATTAGTATTAATCATAAACTGCATTCTAGTAAGAGCAGACTGATAAGGTACTACACCTAATGGTCTAGCATATATATCAGTAGTTGCTGATCTAGTTCCTACAGAAACAGTTGCTGTTGGATTAGGGTTAGACGCTGCACTAACATCAGTAACACTTGCAAACAATGAAGTTGAAGCTACAACTGCAGCTGCAGCTGGTCCTGTAATTCCTGTTTCAGTTAATACTCTACCAGTTGCGTCAGTTCCTGTGATAGTAAAAGTTGTTCCTGCTGAAGTTGCTACTGCACCTGTAAGGATAACTCTTCTACCCCAATGTTGTACAGCAGTATTATTTGCTGGTACACCTGTAGTTGCTGTTGCTGGTGAAACTTTCCACGGAGCCCATTCGCCTGTTACTGATTGTGCACCATTTAAATTTAAATGGAATCTACCATCAGATGGTCTTACACTTGTGTATGTTTGAGCTAATGCGATCCCTGTTGCAGCTGGTGCAAGAGGAAACATGTGTCTTTGTGTTGCCACATTCCCTAGTGGATGTGTATTTTGAATTCCGCTACTTAAAACTGAGTTTCCTGTAGCAGTTATTGATCCAGTTTTTACTGGACCTGAAAAGGTAGTTATACCCATAATAATCTCCTTTGGCTGTATAGGCCAATCTCGTCATGCTGTCTCTATACCGTCTGCCTAGCCAGTCAACACAACTAATTTACTCTAGGGTAAGGAGGGCAGATAATTCCGCCCTCCTAAGTGATTTATGCTCCTGGTGTACCAAAGATACCACGCCAGTCAGACCAGCCGTAGCTGTATCTTTCTCTAGCTTTGTATCTAACGTTGCCAGTATCGAAATCGCCTTCCATAGCAGTTCTAATAGGTGCTCTATTAAAATGCTTAAGACCATTAGGCGCATCTGTTTTAATCCACCAAGCGTCAGTATCAGTAAGGAAGTTGTTTACAACATATCCTTCTGGTACCATTCCCATATTTTTTTGGGCGTTGATGTCATTATCAGCAGTGCCTGGTCGGCCAGCAGATTTCATTAGTCTCTCAGCTATAAACTGCAAGTTTACTGGAATGATCATTTTCATTCCTCTAAGAGCAATTTTCATTCCTCTTTCGTCTTGCATGTTAGCAATGTCAATTAACATCTGCTCTAACGAAGTTTCGTTAAGGTCAGCTGCAACTGCTAGAGTGTTCGTTTGGTTGCCACTAAGTGTAGGGTGAGCTGCATTGTTTAATGAAACTCCGTCTCCACCAGGATTAGCTGCTGCAAATGCATTGTTTAAAATGTTTGCTGCTTTCACCTGTTTAGTGTTAGCCATAGAACGCGCTAGTGCTTTTGTATAGCGAGTGCTAAGTTTATCATAAAGATTATCCTCTACTGCTTCTTCTGTTAGTGCAAAAGCTAAAGCAACAGTCTCGTTGGTGTACCTAGCAGTGTAAGTTTCTTGAGCGTCATCGTATACAATACCTTGACCCTCAGGTTTTACAGCTGCATTGGCAAAACCGCCAAGCATTACTTCTTCTTCGAAAGCACGATCAGATGATTCTGTATCGAATATTTCTTTGTCTTGATTTTCGTATCGGTCATACTCTAAGCCAAATAGTGCGTTTAAGCCTGGTTCGAGTTCTTTGACCAATTGCATTCTTGAAATAACCATTGTTCAATCTCCTTAGGTTTATACGCCAGCTATTCTAGAGTACACGTGTTCAACGATTTTAACAATCCAGTTAGTGTTAGCAGTAAGTGCGTCGCTGTTTTCAGGATCTTTGGACATGCCAACGATTCTTAATTGAGCTGCAGCAGCTGCAGGAACACCACCACCATTACCAGTAAGTACGTTTAATTGACTTGCTGATTGGCCGTTGATTGTATTTCCGTTAGTAACCACGATATCAGTATTTTTTCCTACTGCTGCTGGAAAACCAGCTGCTAGGATACCGTTACCTTGTATCTCGAATAACTTATTTGGATCGTCGTAGACAAATGCTTTGATTAATCCACCACCTGTTGGAGTGATTCCGCCAGGGTAGTAGTTTGACCAAGTAGGTTTTTGTGTAGTAGGGTCGTCATAAAAGCAACCGTTGAAAACACCAACACAGTCAACATTACCTGCTGCTGATTGTTGAATTGTTCCGTTTGCTAATAACTGTACTAAATCACCTTTGAAAATAGCTGTCGCTAATCCAGGGTTGATGTCGTACTCAGTAGTTCCACCGTTTTGGATGTTACTACCAGACTCACCTACAGGTTTTAAACCGGATGGTGCGTTTACATTTACCATGATTTTTCCTTGTAGTTAAAAGTGTATACCTCACCCACCATGGGATCGGTAAATTTTTTAATTAAGGAGAAAAAAATCTGTTTAGGATTTCTTGCCGCCAAAACTAACTTGCGACCTGCTAGCATTACTAACAGGCATACTAGGATGTTGGTCCTTTAATGGATCGTTTGCAATTGCGTTATCTCTATCTTTAGTCTTTTGAGTAAAGTATTGAGTACGCTCAGCAACCGTTTCATTAGGAATCCTTGCTAGCATTAAACCTCCAACAGCTATAACACCTTTATATGTACCTGAATCAATTTGAGGCCAGATGTTAGAATCATATTCGTCTGCACGAACAAATTCCCATCCTTCGCGTAGTCTAGCAGAAACATTTTTTTGATCTTGCTGTCCTACAGATTCGGCCCTTATCCAGCGATGAGTAAACCCAGCTGGTGCAGGTGGTGCGTCTAGTTGTGATGGTGGAGCCCACGGTTTCCTTCGAGAAGTTTTCTCTCTGGTTTCAGACTCGCGTGATGGTAACTTACTATTTTTCATTGTATTCATATGCATTACTCCTTCACGTATTTCGCATATTCGCTTAGCGGCACACCTAATTTTTTTGCTATAGCTACTTGTGAGGGTGTGAGTCTCACAGTGCCTTTGCGCCTTGCTACTGGTGCACTTCTATTTGCAGAAGCTACCGTTTGAGTAGGCGAAACTGGTTGTTCAAACTTGTGAGGAAATGTGTCCCTCATTCGAATGTCTATCTCTTTATAATAGTCATCAGATGCGGTGTCAAATCCTTCTTCCATCAGTTTACGATG